AAAGAAATTGAAGCAGGAGATCATCATGACCCAAATGCCTTAGAACTATTTTGTGATATGCACCCAGACGAACCAGAATGTCTAGTGTATGACGATTAAATAACTGTCACAAGCCCCCTTCACAGGGGGTTTTTTAATGCTATTATATTAATAGGGAAACAAAACTGGCGTACATCAATGATTCGCTCTTATTGTTATAAGTCCACGTTTTTGTTTCTCGCATCCAATTATTCCCACACTATTATGTCAAGAGAAGGACTACCCACAGGACAAATGCAAGAAGAGACACAGGAACTTCTTGATGAGTATAATGAACTCTACAACTGGTCTTACAACGATATGGTTGACTTCATTAAGGATTATGGAGAAGATGACTTCAGAAACAACTATGAAACATATCAGAGACTTGTTGATGACTATGGACAGGGGGTAGTCGATGAGTTTATGGAAGATTACGATATTGAAAACTTTGAGGACATGTATCAAGGTCAATATGAGAGTGGTGCTGAGTTCGCAGAGCAATTATGCCAAGATTGTGGATACACCACAAGAGAATTACCATCTTGGATTGAGATAGATTGGCAAAAGACATGGGACAACGCACTCTCATATGATTACATAGAAATCGGAGAAGGTCACATTTTTAGTGCTAATTATTAAGGAGAATTTATCATGCCATATAAAGATTCAAACGCACATAAAGAAGCAAAAGCAAGGTGGTATCAAAAAAACAAACAACTTACTAAAGATCGTGCTTTAGCATCTAAGAGAAGAACACAAAAACGATTTAAAGAAATGAAATTAAATGATATTCAATCTGGTTGTCTTGTGTGTGGATTAAAAACTAATAACCCAGATGATTATGACTATCATCACAGAGATCACACAACAAAAGTTGCTTCACTTGCTGATATGGTAGGGAGAGGAAGTTGGCAGTCAATTTTAGATGAAGCGGTAAAGTGTGATATAGTTTGTAAATCATGTCATGCTAACATACATAAACCTAATTATCCTTTTCACACTTGACAGTTTAATTAGTGTCACATCATCCCTACCATTTCACTTGGTAGGGATTATAATATTAATATAAACAAACGGAGAACTCATTATGCAACAAGTAATTGGAGAATCAGTTAAGGAAACAAACAGAGTTTTCATTAAAGATTACACACAACATTACTGTAAGGCGATCACAGAGAACTACAAATTATATCATATTGATAGCATGGAGAGAATGTTAGCAAGAGAAGGGCATGAGAGTATCTACGCAGCAAACCAACTTAATGACATTCAAACTGGTAAAGCAAACTTGATGAAGTTTGAGATAAGAGAAGGTAAGAAGTATTACAAGATAGTTCAAGTTGAGTTTGACACAAGCAGCAAAAACTGGAGAGATAGGTCAGTTCATTCATTTGTCGATAAAAATACAGGCAATGTTTACAAACCTGCATCATGGAAAGCACCTCATACAAAACATGTTAGATTTACTTTCCAAGATCCAAAAGACATTCGGTTTTTACTTGAACCCAGAAATGTTGATTGGGCGGGTGGTTACTTATATTTGAGGTAACCCATGTTAGTTGATTTAAGTAAAAATGAACTTGAGTATCTACTTGAGTGCTTAAACTTTCACTATTCTGAAAGTGACAATAAAGAACATTACATGGATGTTAATTCAGAGTTATGTACTAAACTTCACAATATCAGTCAAGTTTGCACATGTAAGGAGAATAAGGTATAATGAGTAAGAATATGACAGCAAGAGATAAATTAATTTTTATCTCTTCATTTATTTGGACTTTACACTGGGGATCATGTCTTGTTTTGAAACTATTGGATACGGTTATAACAGAATCCTCAGTCAGGATATTGCCACTTGGTTTATAAACAAGTTTTTATCTGACTATGATTTCTATGTGAGAATATCACACAAAGGTCTCAAGAGACAAAATTCATTTGGATTTTGTGATTGTTTATGTGAAGAGAACTCTACAAAAGTTTTTGTAGTTGACATTCAATCAAAGTTACCATACACACTATATGCGAAGACATTACTTCATGAGTTTGTACATGTTCATCAATTTCTCAAAGGAGAACTTGAATCAAAGAGTGGTAAAACATTTTATAATGGAGAGTGTATGACAAAGTATGAGTATATGGAGCAACCACATGAGATTGAAGCATATGGAGCAGAGGATGAACTGTTTACAAATTTCATGTATGATACATACGGAGAGTGGTTAGGAGATCAGTAATGCGAAAACCAGAAGACGGAGACATCAAACCAACAAAAAAAGCGATGAAGGAAGCATACGATATTTTAGCAAATATTGTAGAATTAATTGGTGATGATGATGAGAATACAGCAGAACTTAAGAATGACATGGAAGATTTAAAAAAGCAAATGGATGAGACCAGTTAAATAAGTGTCACAAGCTACCTACCATTTTACTTGGCAGGGATTATAATAAGTACATAACAAACAATTCCCAAACATTATGAGATCAAAAGAAGACCAAATTGTACAGGACATCGCATTTTGTGTTGATGAGTTAGAACTTAATGATGAACAGATTGGTATCTATCTCCGAGCATCCGATGAGTTAGGTGTCAGTTGTGAGTATCTTGCTGAAGAGTTTATCTTTGAGAGTGAGACACAGGAGGAGTTTGAGAGACTACACCTTGACCCAGAGTATCTTAAAATCAACTGGAGGTTAAACTAATGACAACACAATTACATGAGTTCTATGTGACTCGCAAATGCACCAAAATGGAATACTTTACTGTTAAGGCAGAAAGTTTAGATGAAGCAAAGTATGAAGCAGAGCATGGTTTTGATTACTATGACTTTGATTGGGAAGAGTTTGACTATGAAACTGTAGAAATCAAGGAACAAGAGATTCCCGAACAACAACTCACACTAGCAGGGGTATTCTAATGACATACGACACAGAACACTACTACGCAGTTCAATCATTTCTTGAAGATGATGAACTTTATAAGATATGGAACATTATCGAAATTGCGATGAACAGAGAAGGTTATGATGTATCAAACGCAGAACTTTCAATGAGACTATATGATAGTGAATTGGAGGAGAACATTGAGCATGACATGGAGAACTTGCTAAGTAGTCAATCCGAAGGTAAGGACTATGGTAGCAAAGTTGACGCACTTGTGGATAGCATGGGTGTGACAGATCAAGAAGTGTCTACAACTCATAGACGTAGAGATTTAGATACACTATAATAAGTATATCAAACAAAGGAGTTCCCACCTATGTCAAAAGAAATGCTATTCTTATGTGATGTGTACGATGATTGGTTAGATAAGAATAATCTACCACATCGAAGTGCATGTGACATTCTTTATGGTCAAAATGCTTGTAAACTCACACCAAGACAATCATACTGGTTAGAGAGTTTCATCGCCACTTGGGACATTATCTCACAGAACACATAATCATGAAAACTGACTACTCCCCCGAACTTATCAGCGAACTCAAATCATTTTATGTTGAGAGAGTCGTTGACAACATGGACACTAAAGACTTGGTGAACTATGTAATGGATGATCTTGATAGATACTATGAAAAGCAATCAGACATGGATTTCCTTGAAGATGCTTATAACTATTGGGAAGATCACTTTGATGAGGTGGTCAAAGATATTGAAGAATACATGAATTGCCCATTTTCATTAAACAGGAGAGAAAATGAATCCACAGCAGATTAAAATTAAAGCATTTGATGAGTATATCATGTCAGGTGGAAACAAATCACTTCAGAGTATCGAAGATCTATGTGATTATGGATTTGACCTATGTGGAGTAGGACACGACTCCGAACTTTTCCAAGAAGTTGTAATTGATGTCATTCGCAAACTTACAAGAGACTTAAAAAAATGAATCGTTATGGTATTGTAGTCACATTTGACGAAGCTTATGAGTTTATTAAACTATATGACATACTTCGTGACATGGACTTTGAACTGACACCACTCCAAGAGTCAGTATTTGAAAAGATTGAGCAGGGAAGAACCATGCTTCGATCCGATTGACAAACTGTCACACACACCACAGCATACACACTCACTATACACTATAATGAGTACATACACAAAGGACACCCATGAAATTCGATGTAACCGAAGTTGAGTTTGACTTTGATGACGATTATGCCAACGGATTCAAACTTACATTTGATGAGGAGATTGAATTAAGAGACCTTACACTCGGTGTATGGGATGCAGACGATGAAGATGACCTCATCGAAGAAATCACAGCAGCAGCAGGTTGGTGTGTACGAAACATAGATTATCAAATCCAATTAAAATGACAAACACAGTTCCAGTTTACGACCTACCCCAAAGTCCAATCCTCATAGTTGGATTCTTTGGTATATTCTTCACACTTGTATTATTATACTTTGTGAACAGAGCATATTTCAATTCCCCACTCAATCAGGACAAAAAATGAAGACGATCACACTTACAGATGACCAGTTCGACACACTATTTGATCGAATTGATAAGATGGCAAGAACCATTGTTGATGCTTCAGTTGAGTATCAGGACTCAGAAATGTTAGAGGAGTGGGAAGATTTGTTAGATGTTCACGCATTATTAGAGGAAACCAAAGACAAGTATGAACGGAAACTTGCAAAAGCACAAGCAAGTCAACCAGTTGCCGAGTGGTAAAATTCATGTTATAATAATGCTATGAACTTAATTCAACTCATTTCAATCGCACTTGTCATCGCTATTGGTGTGATTATTTACTATCTTAAAATATATGATCCACATGGATAATCAGTCACAAACCAATTTGAAGTCAGCAACATTTACTCTCATGGGATTGATCGCACTTTTTGAGAACGATCATGTAAATGAAAGTGTGAGATCTGATTTAGTATCAGTTCGGAATGACATCGAAAAGCAAATTGAAGCACTCTCATTAATTGAAGAGAGCAAAAATGCCTATAGTGCATCTACACCATCAATTATACCAAACATCACAAAGGAAGATAACATGGCAAATACATACCGCATCGAAGAAGAAGTTACAAGTGGTTGGGTTAAAATCGGTAAAGAGACCGAACATCTACCAAAAGAAAAAGCAAAAGAAGTTTTACAGAATCTAATTGATCGTGAAGGATATAATCCAAATCGACTTCGTATTGTTGTTGACGGACAAGTCTAAATAATCCACTACAATTCAATCGACATGTATGAACCTCAGGTCAACGACTATGTGAAGTGGACAACTGCACTTGGCATGGTACATGAAGGATGGGTATATTATAAATCAAAACCACTTGATAATACATTTCGGAAGAAAAATGGTTGGAGAGAGATTGATCCCTACATTACCATTGAGATCGCAACCAAACCGAGACCAGATTGCGACTTAAGTACATTCTTGCATAAAAGAATACATGTATGCCTATGTTGCCCAGAGTGTTTTTGGCATGAGTTAGAGTTTATTCGCAGAAGAGTCAGTAAGCATGATAACAGCAACCCAGATGAGGTGAGTTATGGTGCATACAAATCACAGGAACACAGATATTCGGATCCACAATGAAAACCTATGTAATTAATCTATCTGATCGTAAAGATCGGATGGAGTTGTTTGAGAGTCAGAAAACCGTAGGAACTCCCAATTATGGATATGTTGGGAGAAGTCTTAATAGTTTAGAATATGAGAGATTTGATGCTGTTGACGGAAGTAAACTCACATATCAACAATTAAAGAAACTTGGATATGATACAGACTCAAACTGGATTGATCCAATACATTCGACTCATCTGACCTCAGGTGAGGTTGGTTGTTTTCTCTCACATTATAACCTCTGGAAGAAATGTATCGAATTGAATGTGCCACTTTGTATATTGGAGGATGATGCAGTTATACCTGACAATCTGTATGATGACTTAGATGAACTGTTAGAGACCTATAATTTCATCTATCTGGGATGGAAGGAAATGGAGAAATCACTTCCGACATTCGATTCCCGATTTGTAATTCCAGTTTATCCATACTGGGCATTAGCTTATGTGATTACACCCGAAGCAGCAAAGATATTAGTCAATTCAGAGATCGAACAGAACATTATACCAGTTGATGAGTATCTCCCACTCAGAATGAAGGATCTCAAACCGATTGGATATGCAGAAAACATCGTCAGTTCCAGAGGAAGAGAACATTCTGGATCAAATACTTTGGCATCAAATCGCTATGATTACTTCTTGGATTATAATGTGCATCCAATTACAATCGGTACAGACCATAGCAAATGTGAGAAACTCCTGAGAAGTGGTGCAAAGCATGGTATTCAGTTTGAGAACATCGCCAAGAAGATTGAGTGGGTTGGTGGAGATATTGTCAACTCCACAGGAGGAGGGCAGAAGATCAATATACTCAGAGATCATATTTCAAAACTACCTGATGATGATATTGTATTCTATTGTGATGGTTATGATGTCTTCATAGTTGACCATCTGGATGAATTTCTCTATCGCTATGCAGAGTTCAATCATAAGGTCATCTTCGCAGCAGAGCAATACTGCTGGCCAGTTGATAATGCAGAAGAACAAAAAGCACTTGTATCCAAACATTTTACTGACTTAGATACCAAGTATAAGTATCTGAACTCAGGTGTCTTTATTGGTCGGGTATCTGAATTAAAGAAAATATTTAAAGACCCGATTGAGAATGACGGTGATGACCAGTTGTATTGTCAGAAGAAGTATCTCTCAGAGAAATATGATATTGTAATTGATACCGACTGCTATATGTTTCAGTGTCATGAAGCAGAAGTATATCCCAGAAAAGGATTACTCTTTAATCCGAATACCCGATGCTATAATCTATTATATCATGGTAACGGAGGTCAGGATGCAAAACAGAAACTTAATCAGTTATATACAAACTTCAGTTTTTCCTCATCTCCAATCGTTCTTACAATTACTCATAAGTATGATAAGTTAGATGATGATATTCTTCTTATCGATTATCTTACACCTTCTATGTGTGACTCTCTGATCGAGTTGAGCGAGCGTCACGGCGGTTATAAACCCGATGAAGGAGATAAAGTCCCTGCACAAGAAATCCGATTAAAAGAACTTGGTCTGTTTGACAGCATCGCACAGCACTGGGAAGATCATATTGCACCGATACTTGATGAGGAGTTTTTAAATTGCCCATGTTATGGTGTGAGGGATGCTTTTATTATTAAGTATGACATGGAAGGGCAAAGAACACTTCCATTACATAGTGATGCAAGTCTGGTTACTGGAAGTATCAAGTTGAATGACGAATACACAGGGGGAGAGTTGTACTTTCCGAGACAGAACTTCTCAAATAAAGATATACCTGTCGGAAAATGTATATTATTCCCTAGTCAGGTATCACATCCACATAGAGTTGATGAGTTACTCTCAGGAACGAAGTTAAGTTTGACGATCTGGACAAATCGATCATGGAAAGAATAAGATACTCATTCAAGAGTTTTATTGCAAATGGCGTTGGTGCTGATGTTGTTCGGATCATTCAACTCTATCACTACTGTCAGGTAAATGGTATTGAATTGTATCTGAATGAGAATGATGATTGGTTAATTGCAAATCATGGTAACTGGAAGAGTTTATTCAATTCACTTCGATTGAGTTCAGATTCTAGCATACCTGAGGTGGATGAGCAACTCTTAAGACATGTGTGTAATGTCACGATACCTTTTGATGATATGGTGTCAATTACACAGAAATTGTTTATTCCACAGGAGAAGTATTCTTATTCAATCAGTTCAGATTCTCCATATGCAGTCATACATGTACGCAGAGGAGATAAGGTCAAGGGAAGATGGAAAGAAGGTATGTTTCATGAGTTGAATGAATACTATCAACATATCAAAGGAATGTATGAAAAGAAAGATATATTTGTAATGAGTGATTCTCCTGATGTTGCGAAGGATGCCAAAGATAATGGATTCATGGTTGATGAGAATGAGAAGAGAAGGGATGGATATGTGTATAAGCTGTATCATGGAGAAGAGATATACACAGAGAGTGATATGGATGATGAGTTAAATATCTTCTTTAAAAACATGGAGTTGTTCCGAAGGGCGACTCACTTGGTAGGTAGTAATGCAAGTTATTATTATGTACTTGGACAGTTGATTTGTGGGAAGAAAGGAATAAGTCTCTCAGGAAACCAAGTGTATCATAATGTATGGTAAAATTGTATAGTATGATACCAAAATAGATTCAAAAAAGGTTTTAAATAGGTTTATAAATATAAAATCGTGTTTTATTTGTCTTTGATAATCTGTATGGAATCTGTAGGTATTGAGGGTAGAATGTGTATGGATTAATGGTCTCATAAACGGTCTGATTTCTTGTGGGTTTAGCGAGCGTAGCATAAGGAAGGCAGTCTGTCAAGTATATCAGGATTTCAAAATTTTCAGAGGAGGGGTTGACAAAATCTTATAAGGGCATTATAATTAAAAGGAACTCGACGAGATTTGGAGTCCTGATTATGCACGAGACTTGGGAAACCTCATGCATAAGAATCTCGTCGAGAGGTGAGGGACATCTTTACATTATGTAACAGAAGTCTCGACGAGAACATATATACTATTATGCAAACTCGTCGATACATCTCGTCGAGCATCATGCATATATACACATCTCGACTAGGAACATGTACGACTACGAGTATCCATACGACATCGAGTATTCATATGATTATCTCGACGAGGGATATGCATACGCAGATGATCTAGATGAAGACCATCCACGAGATACGCACACATGGCAAGAAATTGCATACATGCACTTTGCGTGAGCGTCCGCAAGAATATGCAGGGACATTATGCCTAGGGGTATGATGGTATAATATGCTACACAAGAATATTATCAGAGAGAGCAAGAGATATCAAGGGGCGATGTGACAGTCCGATAATTGGCACAAGAGATATTACAGAGTATTACTAATAATATAATATCGCAGGGGCGGTGGCGAAGATTTTATAGAGCGTACCCTCGCTCTTCATACT